TTGTTGAACCAATACCTAATGCTGTTTGTAATGGAGAAGCGCTAGGTGTAGATGAAAATTGATATTGAGCTGGATATCCGCCCATTAAGCCCGTGATCCCTGATCCATAAAATCCTAGTCTTTCGTATGGTTCCATGGCTTGTGCTCTAGCAGCTTGTGTTTGTGCTTCTAGTTGTGCTTGTTCTTGCGCCTGTTGAATTGAACCTACTTGACCTAAAGTTCCGATTTGCTCTCTTTGCAATCCAGGAACAAGAGTTGCTAAACCTAATTGTTGCTGTTGTGCTCTAGCTGCAGCTTGCTGTGCTTGTTGAAAACCTTGTTGTTGTAAACCTGCTTGTAATAAAGCTCTTTCTCTTGCAGCGCCTGTGCCAAACTCTGCTAGTTGAACACCTTCTCTACCTCCGCCAAATGCACCAGCTGAAACAGCTTGATCTCTAATTGCTTGTTCTTGTATTTGTCTTTGTCTATCAAACTCTGATAATGTTACATCAATAACATCTTGTTGATAAGGAGACATGAAAGGTTGTTGTGCTGCTGTAACGCCTGCAGCTGTAACTTGTCCTGTTGATGGATCTACTCCACCTAATCTTTGTGCTTCAGTTATAAAAGGTTGAAATGAACCAATACCTGATTGAGCTAATTCTGCTGCTTTAGTTTGTAATACATCTTGTCCTGCAACTTGCGGAGCAAATTGAGTTACATCTATAGGTTGGGCCGTTAACGCTGTAATTTGTTTAGCGTAATCTTTGCCTAACTCTTCTATAAACGGTGCGGGTAATGTTCTTGTTTCTGTAATAGCCATTATATTTTATTTTCCAATTGTTTCATAGTGTTATACATTTTTTGAGCGCCTTTATCAACACTTCCTCCACCTGCTGCTCTAACAGCATCAGCCGTGAAAACGAACTCATTTTTAGATAGTCTAGCAGGTACATCATCAGCTTTTTCTTTTTTTCCTATAGGTACAAAACCTCCATCTCTTAGGTCCATTTCTTTACCATCAAGATCCATCAGACCTCCTTCTGCTTTACTATCTCTCATAATCTCCTTCATTAGCATTTCATAAGAATCAGGGTCCATTTTATCCTTCATAGATTGTAATCGTTCTATTTGAATTTTTAATATTTCTTCTTTTGGTTTACCTTTTGGCATAACAAAATTTTTTTCTGCTTCTGTTATCTTACGCATAGCTTCTTGAAACTCTGCTGATGTCTTTGATTCAAGCCTAAGTTTATTTATATTTCTATTAACATCATTTGCTAAAGCAATTCCATACTTCTTTCTTAATAAAGGTTGTGCTGTTTGCTGTGCAACTTTACTTAATGAAGTATCTAATTTCTGAAAGTTAAGTTCATATTGACCTGTACCTACACCTAACTCATCAACTATTTCTGTTCTTGTTGGCAAAGATGAAACATAATCTCTACCTTTTTCCATCTCTTTTTCGGTAGCCTCTTTAAAATACATAGTAGCTAAATCACCAGAAACCCTTGAAAGAGTTTGTGCAGCTTGGATCGCACCTGTATCTACAGGCACTACACCTAAAGGTCTGTTGCGAAATGTAGTTTGTTTAGCTTTTAAAAATTCTACCATTAAGTATATATTCCTTGTTTAGAGGCAGGATTTGATGAAAGTTGACTAGCTGTAGAATATCCTTTTAACAAAGAACCAAATGCTTGATAGCGATAAGCTCTTGCTAAATTATTACCTTTCATAATAGCCATTGATTGTGCAAGACTTCTATTAGCTTGCTCACCTAACAACTGGACATTTGCTCTTGCTACTTCTGTAGAAGTTTCTCTTCTAGCCTTATTAATTATAGTACTAAGACTTCTGTCAGAACCTATATCCCTACCAAGAACACCTGCCAAAGATTCATTTGAGCCTATAAAGGTACTAAGATTTGCCATACGAATATTATGCTCTTGTATAGCTTGTAATTCAGCTTGTTTCTTTTGTGTTTCTATTTGCCTAGCTCTCAAAGCGGCTTCTCTTTTTGCAGCCTTTGCTGCACTCAAAGATCCCATAACAGAAAAAGCCGTTGATGCTACTGCTAGTGCTAACTGTAATGCCATTAAAATGCCACCTCTACTATCATACCATTAATTTGAAGATCCAAAGGAAACGACTGTGATATCGTTACTCTTGGATCACGACTATAACCTAACATCCTAAACTCTTCCTTACCTGTAACTGCCACCCTATCTAAACTCATATCATCTGTCACATTCCTAATAACAAGATCTCTGGTTATTGATGTATTATTAGGCCCTGATACACTTACAGCAGTTGTTTCAAATAAATCTAATATAACTTTTGGTATCTGTCTAGGTTCTCCTGTAAGTGGGCCACCTTGAACAGCGGCATCTATTGGCAAAGTTTTCAATGAAGGTGTAAATGCGTAACCAATATAGGCTTGTGTTATACCACTCTTTACAGAAGATGCATCTATCTCTCCACTAGATACAGTAAACTCACCTAGATAATCATTACCATTTGTAGCTTTTACAACAGCATCATTAGCAAAATGAGATGTAGCTAGTCCTGTAAAAACACTAGCTGTTCCTGTAAAACTATCACAAAAATCCATAGGCATGTCATCTTGAAACTCTTCTAAAAAGTATTTAGTTGTTCCTGATCCATCATCTCTTGCTGCTACAACAAACAATCTTTCATTAACTGCACATATACTATGCCATGTACCTTGTGTATTCCATAATGCCCAACCTGCTTTTTGATCTCCTCTTATAGAATAAAATACAGCTATTGTACCATCATTATTAAGAAGAAATGCATATGACTCACTACGATTCAAAGCACCTTTAATAGATGTCATCTGTACTGGATCAAGTATTAAATGTGGAGCTAAACCTGATACAGCTACTGAAGTATATGCAGATTCAGAATCTGTAAACAAAAACTCCCTTAATGCACTACCAGTTTTTTGTATAAACAAAGTAGCACCATCAAATACAGTAGGTTTTGCAAAAGATGCACCATAAGGTGTTTGTCTTCTTATTTGTGCATTAGCAGGTGTTACTGGTTTTTCTATTGGTGCTTTTACATATAACTCTGCTCCAGTAGTAAATACTTGTAAATCTCTATTAGATACTAAATGTCTTATAGTAAATATTTCGCCTACATTTGCAGTGATATCTAATGCATCATTATCATCACCATCACCTATATCAAAGTTAAAAAACTGACCAGACTTACTACCCCATATTCCATCAGGCTGTGCTAGTGTACCACCAAACCATAATCTATTTTGATGAAATGTTACTGCAGCAGGATATCCTCTAAGTGTAGAATAACTTTGCTCTTGCCATTCTGTAGTAGCTGCACCTGTAATAATTCTTGGTGTTCCTCCACCAATAGCACTAGATGAAGCTGTATGACTTGAGTTAAACTCATATGTATTCTCATCTATTACTGTAATAGTATGCGTTCCATTTATTTGTGCAGCACTTGCTCCACCTAATGATCCTGCTCTTTCTATAGTTATACTAGCACCTGTAGCAAGTCCATGTAATGCATGGGTTACTTGTATAACACTTGTGCTTTCTATTGTTTTTAAAGAATCTATAGGAAGCTGTACTTGTAATGTTCCTTTGATGTCAGCAGTTACTGTTGTTGCATTTGTAAATGCTGTTATCCTGCATCTTGTTTCGCCTATCAATAAATCAATACCTACATGATCTGATGTAAAATAATCTGCAGATGATGTTAAGGTAGCTCCAGTACCAGTTGTAGCACTAGATGATATTGTTACACCTAAATCTTGGAATGGAAAATATGGCTGATATATTTCGTTTGCATCCCTTGATTGGTCAAAAGCAAATGTACTCACAGCAAAAGTAGTAAGAGATGTTCTTGTGAGCAATCTAATCATAAAGGTTTGATGTGCTATAAACATAACATCACCCTGCTGTGCAAAAGTAATCTCCTCAAGATAAGGTGCTGCAGTTGTATTTACTAGCCAAGATTGTCCAGTAATAGTTTGTATAGAAGACACATCTCCAGTAGTAGGACTTATTTGAAATATCTCTATTCTTTCATTACTAAATGCTATTATATATTTTTCATCATCTGAAAATACAAAAGGTTCTATTCTTACTGATTGTCTAAGATCTGCAGAATGGGCAGGATTGCTTCCAAAGTTTGCCCATCTCTTTGTGCCTGTTCTTTTTTTTAAGCCGCCTTCAGATCGTATAAAAAAGTTACGAACTTGCTCTGCTGCGTTTGTATAAACCTGTGTATCAGTCCTTGAAGTTAATGATGGGCTTACCTCTCCAAATTGAAAGTTATTTAATGGCACTCTTACTCTAGCCATTTAACTTCTCCTGTTGGTTATAAACCTTGATGTTGATAGTCTTCTTGTAGTTTGTTGTTGTGAATCAAGATTTCTAGCTTTAGCCATAAGCTGTTGACCTTTAGCTTCCATAATTTGCATAAGAGAATTATCTCTTGCAATAGATGTGGCAAAAATAGTTGCTAATGCATATTCTACTGCCAAAGAAAAGTAACTAGGCCATGTATCTTCTGTTGCTCTATATGTGTAATCGCCAATCAAAACATCTTGTGATGTAGAATCTGAAAATACTTTGTCTCCATAAACTGTATATTCAATCAATCTATCATTGATTGTAACACCATGTAATATAAGGATGTCACTTGGTAATTGATGGGCAATATCAAACCTACCAGTAGGTTCATCTGTTAATTGATTTAAAACAGCTTGCTCTGTTGCAAATCGCCATCTTGCTGAAGTTAAAGTTGCTCTAACTGTATCTTCATACATATTAGATGCAACTAATGCTTCTGTACTTGCACTATCAAAAGATGTAATAGGCTCTGATCCTATAAGAACTAATGCCCTTGATGCTATATCTATTGATGAATTTGCTGCAGTACTTGTCATATAATATAATCAGGAGGGTAGAATAAACTACCCTCCAATGATCCTTTAGTCGCCATCTGTTTCTGCAACAGCAGTGCCGTCTGAAACGTCAACCACTGATCCAGTATTAGATAATACAGTACAGAAATTTGTTGTAGGTACATTAGTATCCATAACAATTATAAGATCTCTAACATTCAACATATTTGCTGCGTTGTTAAAATATCCTTCTGTATTTACAGTTGCAATGGGATCTGCTGTTTGGTAAATCCAAAGATTTACACCACTAGCACCTGCCATTCTGTGTAATCCACTTGCTGCATAAGCCATGATCTATCTCCTTATGAGTTGTTGTCAAGGACTTCATAGATACCATTGTCATCTATGACAGTAGCACCCATTGACATCATTGATGTTGCTAAGTGAGAAACTTTCTCAGGTACATAATTTAACTCAGTAGTTACATCTGCACCGATACCTAGACCCACTGAAGAAGTGTGGTAACCTATGTTCTTTCCTGCAGTAACTGCACTTGTTGAGAATACTTTAAATCCCAAGAACTCTTTCATAGACATTCCACCTGCATAAGGTAGATTCTGCTCTCCAACAAAGTCAGATGAAGCAAACTCTGTAATGAGGAATAAGTCAGCATATCCTTTAGGATTCATAGCTAAATATCTTCCACCATCCTCAGGAACATCTGCAGCACCCATTGTCTCAAATAATGATAACAAGTCTGCTTTTTCTAAAGCTGAACCTGTGTCATGTATTTGTGTTGAGTTTGCACCTGCATCCATTGCAGTGATAAGTAACTCATCAGTCTTACGACCTAGAGCAGCAGCAGCAGATTGTGCTACAGCTTGTCTTTCGTCTATGTTGGTCTTTAACTCATCCAATTTGTCAATGTACTCTGCAGCATAAAAGTCTGAGAGTGTCACATCAACTGTTGTGTGAGCCAATTCCATTGGTGTAATCATACCATTTCTTGATTTAGTTGAGGCAGAACCAGTACCAATCTTCTGAAAACGTACTGTGCTTCCATTCACGTTGCTTACAGTACGGACAGTATTTCTTAATTTACTACCCATTCTTTGATAAGCTAGATGAACTTCAGTTTCAAACTGCCTAATAAAGGCTGTATCGATTGTATTAGCCATAATTAGATCTCCTGTTTAAAATTAAAATTACATTTTTCCAGTTATCCGTCTTCAGCTTCGTCTGGTTATCCGTGTGGGCCATCAGCTTATAACAGGCTGTTCTTTATCCTTTATCAAAAATTTATGGTCTTTGCAACGTATAAATCTTAAAACCTGATATCCATTGATCATTACTGGCTCATCTAGGATAGTAAATCCTAAAAAATCTAACCAATCTATAGTCCTTGTATGGTCTGCAGGTACTACATTTTCTAGTTGGTGATATTGTTTTTGAAAGTAATCTACTACTTTTCTACTCCAAAAAAGAAACTTTCTTGAATGATCTTCAATACCATACGTACCTAATGCCCATATCTTTCCAATCATATGTTCATAAACTGGTGTTACACCAAACATCATAGCAGGTTTGCCATCTAATATAACTGTATATGTTTCAGCTTTATGTTCTCTAAAACCTGCCATTAATGCACGAAAGGGAGTAGCACCATGTATCATGCACTCCCTTACATCTGTATCTCTTAAATTATCCTGTAAATAATTAATGTGAGATATATCTGCTTCTACAATGGATTGACCACTGTAGACACCACTACCCGTAAAGTTTTTTAAAGTCATTATTCACCTGATCAACAAAGCCTCTATCTCTTCTAGCAGGATCATAGTAACGTGGATCTCTCATTCTAGCCTCAACATCTTCTTGAGTCAGACCTGCAGGAGCAGTGGCTTGATTAGAAATTGTAGTGCTTTGCATTTGTTTCTGTATATATTCTACGGCCTTGATCCCTTCTGCTGAAGTTCCTAGTTGTGCTATTGCATCTTGCATTTCTGTTGGGAAAAACTTTTGCATAAATAACTGTGCAGACTCTACTCTTTGATTAGCATTGTCACCCAACTCTGCTTTTACCTGATCTAAGTTAGGCTGTTGTGCATCTTGGTATTCAGCAAACTTATTAACCCAATGAGAAAACTCTTCTTGTGAGTATCCGTTTTCCCATGCATACTCAGCCCATTCTTTTAATAATGGATTGGTTGCGGCCTCTTCTTCGCTTAATACCTCAGGTATTTGGTAGTCACCTGCACTAGCAGGTCTTTGTGAAAAGGCTTCCTCTTCTAACTTTTCCTGCAATCTTTTTTCTATCTCTTCTTCTTTCTGACCTATCTTTGATGATAACTCAGAATAAGATTTAGCTAGATCTTCAGGTGTCTGAAACTTTTCAGGCAACCATTCAGGTCTTGATGTGGTATCTGCTACAGCTTCTGTAGTGGGTACTGTGGAGGCAGAGGTATTTTCTACAGGAGATTCTGTAGCAGATTCTTGTGGTGCTTCGTTCATTTCTTTATCCTTTGTGCGTGATTAATCCTTTTAACAATAAGGGCAACAAGATATCGCTGCCCTTCTAAATGCCTTAGTTCGGCATCAGTTATATTAGGCCCTGCTACTGCATCTACAGTAATGGACTTTAAGTATTGCAACACACTCTGACCTACAGGTGTATTGAATAATGCTAATGTATCTTGTGATAATTTTTCGTCTTGTTCACGAGGTCGTTGGTATCCATCAACCCCCAAGTACTTCGGTTGGGCCACTTGGCATCTCTCCTTGCTGTTGGGCTTGTTGCATCTGTTGTGCCATCTGAACAAGCTGCTGTCTTTCATCAGCATCTCTAATTAAGTTATCAGGCACACCAAATTTCTTGGCAAGATATAAGGCTGTTTCTTCTGAGGATATAAGTAGATTTAATATCTCAGGGCCAAATGATCCTGCTACTGTCTGTAAAAATCTATTTAGAGAAACAATATCTTGATTAGATTGAGCTTGTGCAAGCGGAGATACACTTCTAATCTTTACTTCTCTTCCATTAACTGTAGGCATTTCTATTCGGCCCTGTTGCCTAAGAATGTAAATCACTCTCTGCAATAATGGCTGAACCATTTCAGCTTGCAATCTACCAAATGCAGAACCTATCTTTCGTGAAAGATCAGCCATACGTTCAGCAACTTCTGTAGCAGATGCAGGTGTCTTATTAGGATCACCAAGCATATCATTATACAATGCCCTCTTAATATTATTTCTCATATCATTTAAAATAAGATTAGCTACATCAAAAGATCCTGCTGATCTAATTGGTTGTAGTCCTTGAGTATTAGGTGCTTTAGGAATTACAGTCCCAGGAACTAAGTTAATGGTATCCACATTAACTACACCATCATCATCTATCTGATAGATACCTGATATAGCCATCTGTGCATTTTCAAGAATCATTTCTATAGTTAAGTTACAAGTCTTGATTGCACTTAATGCATTTACAGCAGGGCCTCTGCCATATATCTCACCACTAGCTTTGCTCCATCTAAAGGCTATAAATGGATTTGATCCAACACCTTTAAATATTTCTTCCATAATGACTTCTTTATTAGCCATGTCAATGACCATGTAAGAATACTTTTCTTCATTAATATCATCATATAATCTGCAAGATACTTCTAGTATTTTACATTTTGACTCAGGATAGTTGTTAATTCTTTCTGCAATATTTGGACTTAATGCTGCCTTTGGATATGCAACCATGATGTCTGCGTTCTTAATCATGCGTTCTCTAAATACATGATCTACCCTACCATCAGGGCCAGTATCTAAAACAACATGAGGTAATGGAATAGATTGAAATCTTACAGGATTAACTGCATCACCTTCTGTAACAAGTAGAACTGCTGTACCTAAAGCAAGATCAATAAAACATTCATGTATTTCTTGAGCAAAGTTTGATGTCTGTAATATTTCAAATACATAATCAGTTACTTTATCAAGCTCGTTATTTATATCATCACGTTCAGCCTCAGGCACTTCTGATCCTGTAATAAAATCAGCCCATCTAGCAAAGTTAGGAGTTAGTCCTGATTGAAGTCTTGATGCAAATTCTTGTATACCAACAACTGCAGTCTCATCAAAGATCTTATCATCTCGCCTTTGGCCGGGGGTATAGTTTTTAAACCCTTGCCTTTGGGGAAGACAATACTCAAAGATCTCGTCATAAAGCTCTTCAAACTCTCGTCTAATAGTAAGAGCCTTCTCGTATCTTTGGATCATACCCTCTGCAGTTTTTTCATGCATTACTGTTTGTACTCATTGTAAAAACCAATACCACCACCAGATCCACGAAGAAGTGATCTTCTTCCAACACCTGATCGTCTTCTTGTAATATTTTGCTCAAGAACTTCTTGTCTAGCTTCTTCTCTTTTAGCCATCTCTTCTTGTTGTTCTGACTCTCTTTCCATCTCTGCTCTTTTTTCCTCTTCAGTTGGAGCAGGAGTTCTAGCACCACCACCTATACACATAGTAATCTCCTTACATTCTTGCCCATAAACCTTGACGTTTGGCTTGTTTAGGTCTGCGATTAAAGACATCATACTCTACTCTAGCATTAAATGTCTCTATTTTTTTTCCCATACCTAAGACTTCCCTTCCTTCACCTGCACCCAACATAAGATACTGCATAGCATCATGTATATGTGAGTACCTGTCTTTGAGAGGTTTATCTTCATATCGTTCTCCTGACACCTGCAATCTACGATATTGATAACCACCCTCAAATCCTTTTACCAATTCTTTACACCTAAAGTCAATTAAAATTCCTGATAAGCCATCTACCATCCTATTCAATACCGAAGAAACCGACTCTATTCTTAGTGCAACATCATTACTATTTGTAGGTCTAGCAGTTAATCCTGCACCCCTTAATATCTGAAAAGGTGTGGATTCATCTGTCTGTGATCTGAAGTCACCTGCAGGATCACCAAAAATATTTACCTCAAGGTTGTTGTATCTTGTAGCTATTTCTGCCCTAAGTAGTTCAGCAAATCTTACAATACCCATATCAAATGCTACAATCTCCTGTAGTATTAACCATCTACCTCGAACCTTTTGTCCAAAAACAGCAGCAGGTGTAAGTCCAAAGTCAAGACCAATATACAGTGGTACTCCATCAGCTACAGGTATTTCTTCTTTTGAAACATGAGTATCTGCTACAAACATATTGTAAACTGGCTTACCATCTTGAATAGAACCCAATCTATTCATTACATATACATCTATCCAACTTTTAGTCTTACCTTGAACCAAGTTAGGATAATATGATTCTAAAATATTTTTTCTATTCTCTGCATCCTTGTTAGGTTTATATCCAGTAATAGAACCATCTTCATCTTTTTCCTCAAGCATCCCACTAGGTTGTGTAAAGAAAACCCAGTTGTCAGGCTTAACAAGCATCCTGCTTTCTTCCTTAGAAATATGATCAGGTATTGGAACTTCGCCTGACATAATCGGCCACCAGTGATCTTCTTCAGGACTGTTAGTATCACAGATTACACCTGACCAAGTTGCACCACCCTCCCTCATTGAGGGGTATCGACCAACCCTCATAGTAGTAGCATCAATAATTGACTTGGGTATCTCTCTTGCTTCATTCACCCATACTCCTGTCAATTCAAGGGAGAGAAGTTTCTTGACATCTTCTGGCCGATCTAAAGCAAGAAAGATTACTTCCATATCAAGATCAGCCTGTGTAATATGATGAGTGTAAGGAACAGACCATTGGAACTTACCCCAATCTTCCTCAGGAAACCAATCAAGCCAAGTCTTAATAGTTGTTGTTCTAAGTTGTGGATTCGTGTTTCTAATTATCGCCCAACGACTTTTACGTTTGCCATTCTCAGATTTCTTTTGCATTAATGCACGTCTAAAAATTTCTATACAACATCCAACAGACTTACCACTTCCTACTGGGCCACGTATCCCACGAAAGAATGTATTATCTTTCATAAATGCCTTGAGAACTTCACCATCAGGTTTGTATTTAAACGTTATCAATGTTTGTGTTAACCCCTATTCTTAACAAGGTATCTACAGTCTCAGGCCCTATAACAGCAATAACTTTATCTGCCTCTCGATCTGTACAAAATTGTTCAGGGTGATGTTTCAGGTGGACTCTCTTTACCACCTCACGAAGTATCCGTCTTTCTTCTATCTTTAACGTATGGAGAAAACTCATTCTGTTATCCTATGAATAAGATCTATAGCTTCTCGTTTTTGCTGCGATCTTTTTGGGCTGTTTAGATACTTGTCTACCTGCTCTAACTGCTTTTCGTTTAGCAGCCGAAGAGGCTGCGTATTCACTGGCACTAAGAGCCTTAATTGCTTTCTCAGGTAAATAACGTTCACCAGTTGCTTTCGGCCCTTGTGTACTAGGTTTGCCTGACTTAGTTCTCCACTTTTGTCTAGTCCATGCACGTAACGATCTCTGTGACTTTGCTAGTGCCATTACCTATATCCACCACCCTTTGCCTTATATTGCTTAGCCAACATCTGTGCCTTTCTTGCACTCCATTGACCTGACTTACCACCCTTGTTACTCGCTTTGATCCTATTAAACAAAGCCTTCCTCATAGCAGGTTTGGTATAGTTTCCTGCAGCATTGACTGCCATCTATTTACCTAAGTCGTTGTCTCTAATGGTTACGTTGATTGTGCCTGATGTAAACTCTCCAGTCTTAACACCTGCACGATACATAACACCAACACCATCATAACCATTTGATTCTGTAGCAGAGGTAAATGTGTCTACATCATAATAATCAGATCCATTCCAACTACGTTGTACTGTAACTGTAGCTACAAAAGTTCCAACAATACTCAAAGCAAAATCACCCTTGATATACACTCCGTCACTAAATGTATTCTGTGCAGTGATTTCTTTAGTAACACTTTCCATGAAATCTCCTTTTTACTTTTTCTTGGCTTTCATAATTTTTTTCTGTAAAGCAGTAGGTAATGTTTTTTGTTTAGATGTCAAGCTACTTTTCTTTGGTGGCCTTCCTTTGGTTTTTCCGTAAGTTCCTTTACCCATAGGCATAGTCGTCTCCTTTTCTAGTTGAATAAACTCATGCTGACTTCTTCTTTGCTTTATTGCGTTTACTAATTGCTCTAGCTTTCGCCCTAGCATCTGCTTTACTACTCGCACCCCATGCACGAAGCGATAATAATAATCTTGTAGGTTTTCCTTTAGCATCTCTCTCTGGCCCTCTCATCCCTGCCATCCGAGCCAAAAAAGAAGCTCGTCTTGGATTGTCACCACTCTTAACAGGAGGCTTCAATGTACCTCCCTTATAAGAAGCACGACCCTTTGCATTTAATCCACCTTTAGGATTCTTACCCTCTTTGCGTGTCCATGCAGGTGTCTTAGCCATGACTATCTTCCTTGCCTTCTATGTAGTCCTCTACAGTAGTTCCCGTAGAAGTAATTACTTATCCTATTAAAGAGTTTAAACAATCTAAAATGTATTTCAATCATAACGTACCTTTTTGAACTATAATGTTTGAATGAGACCACTGTCATATTAACGAACAGACTTTTTTAACCCCCCTATCTATGTCAGGTCTATGCTCACAGATATATTACCTTGGACTAAATGCATTGCTTTATCTACAGGCTTATATCCTGCCCTATCTAGTATATCCTTACTCGCTTCTAGCTGTACGTACTCAGACTTAGCACTACTCGCTAAGTCTAGTACCTTCCTAGAAGCTATCGTAGCATTAAGACCAATACTTTCTCTTATTCTCTGTTGCATATATTCTTGGACATGAGGCAATCGCAAAGTCTTACTGGCTGTCACTCTACCAGATTCACCTTTTGCGTATCCAGACTTTGCACTGGCCTCTTTAACACTACAACCAGTTGCTACAATCGTATCAACTAGAGTCATCTGTTTATTGGTTAACTTAAGCTGTTTTAACAAGAGAATCCCCCTTACCCCCTTTTATGACACAGCCCTAAATTCGCTGTCAAGGGCTTTTTTATTCCCCTTTGATTACAATGACTTAAGGGGGTAAGTGGGGATACTGGAAAAGATGGGAAAAGAATTTTGTTGTTGTTCCGTCATTCTAAGATTCCGTAAATCTGTTATATTATTGCTGAGTACTTCCAAGAATTAAGTTAGTCTTTTGAAGTATTTTGTAAGACCTCCTGCAGTAAAATTGAACATAAGGCTTTGGTCTATCATAGTTTTTATATGTAAAGTAAAAAAAACGTATCCACCCTTCGGGCAGACCCTCGTGTTTTTTGCTTTACATCTCTATTGTGTCACGCTTAGGCGTGACGCTATTAGTAGTATAATAACTATGCTTGACCGAGCTTATTGTTAATTTTACTACAGGAGGACAAAATGACAATTCAAAACACAAACTTAATGGAAGTACTAATCAATAACCTAACAGATACTACATCTAAGAATGACTCTAAGTTAGAGAGTAAGATGAAGTACATCTATAAATGTCATATTGGTACATTGAATAGATTAATTGCAAGCATGGAAACAGAATATGAAACTGGGTCAGCTATGTTGCTTGAGATTATTGATGACGACTACGACCTAGACGCTAAAGGTGGCTATGGTCGTGGTGCTTTTGAACGTTATACTGGCTTTGGATTCCCAAATGACTTTGATAAACTTGATACTTATCTTGGTGAGTTGAGAGTTCGTATCGATCAGATGACTGGCTACAGAGCTATTGAACAGGAAAACTTCGAGTCCAAGTGGGGTACGTTAACGTTCAAGAATGGTTCTTCTACTAACAAGCTAACTGATAAGCAGAAAGCTAAACTCAAAGAAAAGTATGCTAAGGCTTAACAGCCTTAGCAATCTCTACTCAGTAATACTGAGTAGAGATATTATAT